TGCACTACTTGTTTTCTCTGCCTGTTCATAAGCATGGCACGAGCGATTTCGTTAACTGGTTTAATGGATCTCATATCTATCTCTCTTTTGCTATAAATCTTATTATGTTTACGAACACAAAGAATAGCAATATGATGATATATACAGATCCGAATAGCATTATATAGCTACTACATCTTTATCATATTGAATTTCATATTCAGTGATATGCTTTATTAATGCTACTTGCTCAATAACAAGAGCATCCGCAAGGATACCAGTAGCTTCATCAACATAGTCTGCTGATGTCGTTACGATTCTTCTGGATTTACTAACAGCGGCTTTGATTCCTCTGTGTTTTGCACAAGAGAGAACAAGCATAGTTTCAGCTTCTGTTAGTTTATCTTTAAGAGTAAATTCAACAGTATTATAAACGGTAGCATTTATATCACTCGTATCACTATCTCTCCATTCATTATCATTAGACATATTTCCATATCCTTTTCTCATGGTGTCCTGCCCATGAACTAGCATTGTTTTCAGCAAACTCAAAGATTATTTGATCGATATCATCATTACTGTTGTCGGCAACTTGTTTGTATGAGTCAGCGATAGACAGTAAACGGGAATATACTTTTGCTTCATATGTGTCCAATAGGTCAAATGGATTAGTAAAAATATTTTCTTTTGTCATGGCACTCCTGCTTTGTCGGTGCTTCTAGTTTTTAAAAGGTTATGTTGTCGGTTCCTCCACTTTTTTTGCGAGATCCCGCAAGGGTCTCGCTAAGAGCAGGGCGGGCTACTATTTAGCCCTGCGAACTTAAAGTGTCCCGAAGGGACTCAATAATAAAAATGTGCAAGCGCCTCTGGTGCTTCAAGGTTAACTAAGACCGAGCACACAGAGTCGCTATACGAAACGGGCGAGATGTGAGTTGTAACAGTGTGGCGGGATGCATTCCAGCTTAGTTTGTTACAGTGTCTCACTTGGCACGGTTTGAGCCGATACCACTACCCTCGCAAGGCAGCATTGCAATTCGAAGATGCGTGATCTGTAATTAGACCACGACTAGCTGTATTCACCGGAATTGGTGCATACGGGACGCTTCTCTCCCCGTCTTGACTGTATACAACACTGAACATCCGAGTCTTACTCTGCGATGCGCCCCACCATACTAATTAATGTACCGTGTTCTGGGTTCTTTTGAAGAAAGCAGTTTTAATAGCTGTCATGCTCAGGACAGACAAGGGTGTCAAGAATGCTTATGCATATAGCACCACCAATGCTATGAAGTATACTACGCTCTCACCGAGCTTCCACGTTTTTTCATTCTGTTACCATGTGTCCTATTGCTAGGGTACGATGCTTTTCCAATATGCAGTCGTATTATTGCAACACAGCGGGGACAGGCTATTGTGCCTGAGTTTCAGAGATAAACTGCAGCGGTTCTGCAGCACGTAGTATATGAAGAAAGCAGTTTAGTGTCATGCTAAGGACAATAAGCTAGAACAGATCGCTAGGTGCTTTCTGTGTCTCAAATGGTGGCTCAACTCCTTCCACAGCTTCGAAATCTACACCACCAGCAGGTGAGTAGACAACGTGGTCTGTGATTTGGATAGCAGTTAATGAGCTACCAACACCTTTACGACCAGCAGTGTCATAAGGGTATTGGAACACGATAACATTAGCTACCGAACCATTGCCTATTGTTGTTAGGGATTCCATAGGTGTCAGATCGGCCTTAACGACACGAACTTTACCATTAGGTGAGCCATCAGCCCTGTTAGCTTTACGCTTCAGGTTAGCTGTGAACATACCTTTGTCATCCTGAACTAATTTACCATCTTTCCTGCGAAAGTTGATATAGTTCGCCTCCAACTCCTGCACTTTGGCTTCGTCAGCAGTAGCTATTTGTAGCTCATACTGTTCAGTACCAAAGGGATTAACAGGACGCTCCAACTTAGGATAGTTGATGGTTACGTCAGAGATCTTAAAATTACGAACTTCTGTCAGCATGGGTTGTTCCTTCCGTTGACAAGGTTGAGAAATGCCAGTGACTAGCTCTGGCTTTAAGTCTGAAGAGGATACATCCTGCCGTTTGTTTGAATTGGTGGCTGAGGCTAATCCACTCTGGCAAGACTACTAAAGATGTATCCATTGTTACGGACACGGCAAGCGAAGCGCAGTCCGTGGCCTACTTAACGTTAGCTGAAATCTACCAACGCGAGAGAATAGAGTATTACACCAGCTACTGTCATTGCCCCGAAGAGCATGACTACATATGTAGGCGAATGTAACACTACAGCAAGGAATGAGGCAAAGAAGCCTACCATTGTTATTAAAAGACCAAGTATAGTCATCCTAATCTCCTAACCACTCGTTGAGTGCATGAATAAAAGGTGTGATACACATAAGCATCAGACCTGCAAAGGATAGTGCGAGGCATACAGCCAAGATAGCAAACAATACGTCAATCATGTGATTAACCTTTCCACCACAGAGTTATAACAACTGTAGCATCGATGTTGGTGACAACCATCATACCTGTCGTATTGTTGACAAAGGTACATTTGTTGTCAGGATCAGCCCGATGTTTTAGTTTAACACCAGTGTTTATGGTATTGATAGCATCAGACTGAAGAGCTTTACGCTGAACCAAGCGTTTAAGAGCATGTTTAGTAAAGACCATAACAGATCCTTTCTCTATTTGGTTAATAGTATGAAGAGAGCAGTTAGAAGCTTGCTCAGGCTATCAGGTTTAGGTCTCCCACCCAAGGCCCCATTCAAGGTCTAGTTGACGGTTGAGAGCATCAACGTGTTGTAGATCTTGAAGGTCATCATGTACATCTTCAGCACATGTGATGTTTAAGCCAAGATGTTCGGTGGTTTTGAACTGGATGTTGCTGACAGTTCCATCAGTGTTCACAGAATATGTAAAAGACATATCTGGTCTCCTTTTTGAGATGGTGAAGAACAGCGAGATTGCTATTCATTACTCCAGACGAAGCTTGTCTTCGTCCCTATGTATCTGACTCTATTTTTAAGTATATTCTAGGTCTGTGTATAATAAAGAATAATCCAATACTTGTATTGGTGTTGATTAAACTCACATGAGTTTACCTGCGGAGCTTTGAAGCGATAGCTTCAACTAACACTCTTGGGAACTCTGAGGATCTATAAGAGTACTCTAGGTATTACCTGAGGGATACTATACATAGGTAGAGTTACTTTCCAAGCCCTTTTCTATAAGGGGTATATACAATGCAACATCGCCCCTAAGGTTCCCTAAAGTACTCCGACAGTACTACCAATGAGGTAATGATCTATGTAATGTGTCCCTATATACCCCTTATAGAGTACTATATGGGTGCTTAATGGCTGTATAAGCTCCGCTGAGACCCCTTAGGGATACCGAGAGTAGGTATCATACTCTAAGAGCCTAGCGGCGACTGAGCGAAGAAAGAAAGACAACTATAAGTATCCCGAAGGGATTCATGTTGAATGAATGATTACCCTAGAGATACCATGAGAGACATTGGGGGGTTCGAAAGATTTATGGGTACTCATATATATTGGTACTTTATTAGGCTTACTTAGGAGGAAACATGACAGTTGAGAAAGCAGGGGAAACCTTTTCAGGATACAACAAACCAAAAAGAACACCAAAGCACCCCAAGAAATCCCATGCGGTACTAGCAAAATCAGGTGATAAGGAAAAACTAATTCGATTTGGTCAACAAGGCGTTACTGGGGCAGGTAAAAACCCACAAAGTAAAAAAGATAAGGCAAGAAAGAAAAGTTATTATGCTAGACACAATGCTCAAGACTCTAATCCAGGGCCACTGTCTGCTCGTTACTGGTCTCATAAAGTGAAATGGTAATGTAATCTATGGGGACACTATTACATGGATAAAAAACAATTAACTAAACTCCTAAGGGAAAGGCAAAGAAGACAGAGAATACAACTATACAAAAATGATTTCTCCAAGTTTGCAGAAGAACAGATACAGATCGTTACTAAGGACGTATCGAAGGGGTTTGTTCCATTTAAATTCAATAAAGCCCAACAGATAATTACAGAAAAATTAGAGGAACAAAAGAATGCTACTGGTAAAGTTAGAGCAATTATACTCAAAGCTAGGCAACAAGGGATATCTACATACTGCGCTGGACGAGTCTTCTGGAAAAGCTATTATACTCCCTATGCAAGATCAGTTGTCATGGCGCATGATTCGGCTACGTCAGATGCTCTATTTGCTATGTCCAAAAACCTTATTAGAAACATGGAGGGAAACCTTGCACCCAATGAAATACGTAGTAATGCTAAAGAAATTATTATTAACAGTCCTGCTATGGGCGATAAAGACGCTACAGCTTCCTATAGACTTTATACAGCGGGGTCTCCAGAAGCTGGAAGAGGTACTACGCCGACTATAGCACACTGCTCTGAGGTAGCCTTTTGGCAACATGATGAGAAGATCCTAGCAGGACTCTTCCAGGGAATCTCTGCTGCAGAGGGCACTGAGGTAATCCTGGAGTCTACCGCTAATGGTGCTCAGGGGGAGTTCTACAGGCTCTGGAAGGGCGCTGAGAACGGAGAGAATGAATATCTACCTATCTTCCTACCGTGGTATATTACACCAGAGTACACTAGGAAACCTCCAGAAAACATGGAGTTGACATTTGAAGAAGAAAAACTACGAGACAAATTCCAACTTGACAACGGACAGCTATACTGGAGAAGACTCAAGATTGCAGAAGGAGGAGAACTCAAATTTAAACAAGAGTATCCCTCAACCGCTGACGAAGCGTTTATTATGTCAGGATCTAGCGTCTTCAACCTGGAGCGTCTGGACGCACTGATACCTCAATCCTGTTTAAGGAGATCTGAGTGGGACCCTGCATCAAAGATGTTTGATGAAAACAAAGAAGGTTCCCTGCATATCTACCAGTTTCCTACGTGGTCAGACCCGTATGTGATTGCTGCTGATGTGTCTCTTGGTGTAGGCCAGGATTATTCTGCTGCTGTTGTCATTAATAAAAACTATGAGATTGTAGCACACTATAGAAACAATAAGATTGATCCTAGTATGTGGGGAGATGTACTATTTTACTTAGGTAGATACTACAATAACGCTTTACTGGCTGTAGAATCCAATTCTATGGGTATTGCAACCCTTCAGAAGCTAGACAGTACAGGGTATGTAAATCTATACAGGCAGACAAAGATTGCTAATGTATCCTCTGAGGAAGGAATACGATTAGGGTTTAGAACTACATCTTCTACAAAGCCAGCTATCATTGCTAATCTTAAGAATCTTATAGAGAACGAAGAGATTCTTATCCCGTCTAACCAGATTATAAAAGAATTAAAGGACTATATATCTACAGATACTGGTAAAACAGAGGCTGCACCTAACTGTTATGATGATTCAGTAATAGCATTGGCTATTGCATGTGAAGTATTACGTACACATTGGGACAAATTAGCTACCTCTAATGTATCATGGAAACAAAAGATGTCTACTATAGAACAACCAGAAGTTAATTGGTTA